TTGGTCGCTAGTTTTGCAGTAGTTACATTAGAGTCTGCAATCTTAGCTGTTGTTACATTTGAATCTGCGATCTTTGCAGTAGTAACATTAGCATCTGTAATTTTTGCTGTTGTAACATTTGCATCAATAATTTTAGCTGTTGTAATTTGTGCGTCAGCAATATGAATTGTATCTATTGAACCATTTACATAATGCTCTGAATTAATACTGTCGTCTGCAATCTTTGCACCTGTTACCGCATCTGCATTTATTTTTGCAGTAGTAATCGCATTGTCAGCTATATTAGTTGTGCCAATAATTTCTGTTGGTATAGATGAATTAGTTTTTGAAAGAGATCCTACATAAACAGCAGTTATAGATTCATTGGATAAAGATCCTGAATCCCAAGATACTACGACTGTTGTATTACTTGAAAATGAAACTCCTGTTATTGTTCCAAAAATTGTTCCTGGAGTAGAAGCTATTAGCTTAATTCTTCTACCTATATGATAAATAGCAGAAACATTAATACCATTTATAGTAAATGAAGTTCCACTTGCATAAGCTGCTGTGTAAGCTCCGTTTCCATCTCCATATTCTATCCACTGTGCGTCATTAAACCATTCTCTGGTATTTTTCATTAAAGCCCGAATAGCATTGTTCAGATTAGAAGGTAACATTCCTTCTGCTGTATCAATTCCATTTAATGTAGTGTTGTCTGCTTGAGTAGTTGAATAATCTTTTATTCCTGCCATGTTTAATCTCCCATGAACCAACTAAATTCTTTATTGGATTCTGTATTGTTTTTATTAATTAAGGTATTTACTGCTTCTTCAATTTGTCTTTGAAAAAATTCTTGTGCTTCAAAAGAATAACGAACATTATCTATATCTATTGTATCACTCATCGTTTTCCTCCAGGTGCTACAATTAAATCTATGCCTTGTGCATGATTCCAAACTGTACCAGCAGGAATTTTTACATTTGCACTAAAATATCTTCCAGATTGTCTTACTGGATTTATGCCGCTATCATTCATAGTGGACACTGTACTTTCCGTTGCTGTATCTGCTAATCTATTTCTTGTTTTAATGGTTACATTAGCTTCTGCATCTACAATGGGTCTTATACCAGTTATATTGGATCTTGAACCTGGAAAAATTTCTCTTTCTGAAGTTTGTAATTCTGCTTCTAAGTTTTTTCCAGAAAAAATAGCAGCTTTAAAATTTTCATCTATTGCACCTAAAAATAAATGTCCGTTAGTCCAAAAGGCAGTATCAAGTGAAATATTAATTTCGTCTAAATTTTCAGATATAATATCCATCAACTCCACTGTATTCGCAACCACAAATTGTTTAAATATTTGAGATGCTTTTACTTTGGCAATTGTCCACTTTTGCGTAACATAATTATAAATTAATAATTTATCGCAAATTCCAGTAGTATTTGGGTTGTCCTTTGAAGGATATAACCAAATAGCTAATGTATTAAAAGGATCAACTGCTGCACTAATTCTGTCTGTGTATGCTTTGTTTAAATCGCTATCAAAAAATCTATTTACTTTTTCAGCTCCAATCGGAATTATTTGATCTCCATTAATTTGAAAAAAACCATCGGAAGCATAAAAGAAAACCTGTCTATTATCTTGGCAAACTGTTTGTCCATATACTGCTCCTCTATTTGGAGATATGGTAGAAAATCTAAATACTGTTGCACCGCCAACAAAATCAAGCCTAGTAATTTGATCTTCCCTAAAAACATAAGAAAATTCACCTGAAGTGATTGCAACTATTTGACCACCTGAACCTGGCATATCTTGTAAATCAGAAGATTTGCTTCCAGTAGTCCAATGTGAAATGTCATTTATTCCTGACCATTGAACCCTATTTTTTGCACCTACTATATTTCCAGTTAATAAAAAATCCCTTACAACCCCTGAAACTTTAAAAACTGGTGGTGTGCCACTAGAAGATATACTAGATAAATTTACAAAAACAGAAGAAGTTCCCATTAAGTAATATTGCGGATCATCTACTCCATTACTGGCAATTACATATTGTCCAAACTGTTTAAAGGTAACATAATCTACATCCGAACCTGTTAAAGGAGTTCCACCATAAAAATTAGTAGTTGTTAATCTTGCGGTGTCTGAAGATACATTGATTAAATTTTCATTTCCAATGGTTGCTCTAGTTACTGTAACCACTGCATCTGCTACTGTTGCTGTAAAATCAGCATGAGCATTGATAGCAGTTTTTAAATTTGTTGCTGTAGTATTATTATTAGTTTCTACTTTAAACAAAAGTCCAGATGCTGTTCCTGTAGTGGATGTAAATACAACAGTTGAATTATCATTTTTTTTTAATGTGATAGTTTTAGAAGCACCAATATTAGCATAATCTGAAACTGTGATTGTGCATGATGCTTTTGCTGTTGCTAATAAAACATTTCTTGCACCAATTTCGGAAAAAGTTCCTGAAGTTAATTTATAAATTGTTTCTTTGGTTGCTACAAAAGTAAAAACTGTATTCGTATTATCTCTAAAAGATCCAGCTCCTTTTGCATTTTTTGTTACATTAGAAGTTCCGCTATAATCTACCAATCCTTTAACTGGCTTATAACTAGACTGTGCATGATACACATTAGTTGCTATAGTTGCTCCAGGATTGTTGTGTTCTGGCTGATCTGGTAGCCATTCGCCAAAAGGTAATTGCATAATAATTAAGATGATGTTGTATTAAAAGGTGCTGCTACTGTATCTTCTGATCTTATTTGTAAAGGAGAACCAGAAAACTGATCTTCTCTATCATTTAATTCTAATCGTTCTAATGCAGTTCCATACATACTTTGCCATACTGATACTTGCTTTGGATCTATGCCTCCTAAAAAATTACTGGCATGAAATAAAGATCCATACAAATAAATAGCAGGGTGGCTTGATAAAATAAAATTGGAAGTATTGCTATCTGATAATGGGTCAAAGGTTTTGTAATAATTTAAAATACCAGAATAAGAAGCATCTGGTTTTGGCATAAATCTTAAAGTATCTCCTAAAATAGTATAAGCAGAAGGACATCCGGTAACAGAAGTTCCTTTTAGCTGATCCATTTGTGAAGGAGTTACATATCGTAAAGGTGTTTTAGTTGCGCCTGATAAAATATAAAAATCTCTTATTTGTAAAAATCCAGTTGGTAAGTTTTTAACTTCTGCATCAATAGTAATGCTAACTTGTGCGATCATGGATCTTATTCTTAATTTAGAATTAATATCCGCTTCTGTAAGCGTAATAAAGTCGTCTTGAATTTCTGTGGTTAAATCTGATCTGTTGAGCCAATTAGCTACAGAAGATTTTAATTCTGAATAGGAAGTAAGTGCCATTAAATTTTACCTGGTGCTGTTCTAAAGTATTGAAACTCAGAACTGTTTAATTTTTGTTTTAATATTTTTTGTTGATCTTCTTTAGGTAAGCCAAACCAATTTCCATTATTAGGATCTTTTGTAAATTCTTTAGTCCAAATCTCTAAAACAATAGTAGGGATAGATGCTACTCTTTTTAATTCTCTGCTTTTAGAATAACCATCATTATGAGTATAAAGCTTTTTATTATGCTCTATGATTGGCTGTGCATTAATGCTTCTTTTTTGAATAATTTTATTTTCGTCTGCAAAAATACTATCTGTAATAAGATTTTCAGTTTCTGTATTTTTCATAATTATTTAAGAAGATTTATGTTTTTTAAGAACTTGAAATTTAGCAGTCAAAGAAGCTCCTTTATGAGGAACAAATTTTCCACTCTGTTTCATTAATTTGTAACTAGATCCACTCTTCATAAAATGAAAATTTTTAGGTGCTTTTATTGATTTCATCATATTGGTTTGCCTTGCCCTTTACTAAATCTGGCTTTTTTGTGTTTTTTAGAATGTCTGCCAGGTCTTTTTTTTCTTCTGCTTTTTATATAATCATTGACTCCAAAGCTTTTGGCCTTAGCCATTAAGCAGTTAATTCAGTGATATATAATTCTCCATCAGATCCACCAATTCTTAAAACTGCAATTTTTTGGCCTTCTGTAACTTTGATTGTTTCCACTTCTTTAGCTGGTAAAAAAGTAGTCGTAGCTGCTGCGGTAGGTGTTTTAGATATTGCTATATGACAATCAATAGTGCTAACCACTCTGATGTATTGCGTTCCTGCTGTAAAAGCATCAGAAGCAGTGGAAGAATTTCCAGATGTTAATTTTAAAACTGCTCCATGTCTTAATCCGTAATTAAAACTCATGTATATTTTCTCCTATTTTTTCTTTTTATTTTTTTTAGCTTTTTTAGCTTTTGCTTTACCCTTTTTTGTGTAAGAGTATTTTTTTCCATTTACCATTGGCATAGTATTTTCTCCAAATTGATATTAGGGAAGAATAAATCCTCCCTAATAATGATTTTAATTATCGTCTGATAACGTAAGTAAGTTCCATTTTAGAAGCATTGGTAGATCCACCATTAGTAATGGCTTCAATAACACTTCCTTCATTTACATCATTTAAAGCGGTTGGTTCAACTGCATACTGTTTTCCAGCCGAACTTCCTGCTATATGTGAGATAGCTGCTGAAGTACAAGCCACACCATCTATTTCAAAAGTGATAGCTGCTGTTCCAGTAGTAGTCGCTTTATTATGTGCAAATACTTTTACAATTCTTCCCTTATCAGGCACTACTACAAATGTAGAAGATGCTGCTGATACATCTGGAATTGCTGAAGTTATAAAATAATCGTTTAATGTTCTCATTGTTTTTTCCTTTTTTGATTGCTTCGTTCCGTCATTGACTTCAAAGACCAAACAAAATTATTAATTGAAAGAAGGGGGATTGCTCCCCCCTCTAAGGTAATCAAAGATTACGCAGTAGTTAGATCAAAAATACCACCACTTGCTTTTTCATTTTTAGAAACAAGTGTGTATTCTGCTAATAATGCTTGTTTGTCAGCATCACCAGTTTTTGCAAGATCCATAAGTTGGAAATCTCTTAAAAAAGCTACTCCCCACATATCTGGGCTTATAATATAAGCTGATCTGTTTCTTGAGAATCTATTTGGCACAACTGTAAGCGCACCAAAATCAGACTCATATACATCCACTGCATTGACCAATCTTTTGTTTTCTGCTGGATCAAATTTAGTTGCTCCACCAGTAAAAGAAGATAGGACTTGTTTGTTGAACGATCCCAACATAATCATGCTTGGATCTCCACCTTCATCCCAAACTTTTTTAATTGTTTCTTTAAGTTGAGATTCAGTGAAAGCTCTTTGTGTTCCATCAGTTCTAGTATGAGTACCAGATCCACTAGGATCAGCACCAGAACCACCACCTTTGGAGGTGTTAGTTTTAATCCAAGACTCTAGTCCGGCTAATCTTCTAGGTGTAGAATCATTTCCTACGACTGGAGCTTGGTTTGCAGTTAGAGAAGTTTCCATATCTCTTTTAAGTTCTTTTGAACTTTTAGAAATTTGGTAAGCTAACTCATTGTTTCTACCAGCTTTGCTTACAGCTTCTAAAGTACCAGAAACAAGAACCGCTTTTCTTGAGATTTGCGCTCTATTTCCTAGTCTTACTGTTGCTGTTGGAGCTGTAAAAGCAATTTCATCACCTTCAATTTGGTAATTGTCTGTTGCTGCTGCTGCTAATGTATCTGTCTGCCATTCATGTAGAACCGCAGAAGCTTTTTCTTTTGATATTCCACTCATAAATGGAGTGTCTGTTGGCGAAATTGAATATATCACATCTGATAAATCTTCTCTTAAACCAATAGCATCAAAAGCACTGTATGTGTTTGTTACTTGACCCATATTGTTTTTTCCTTATTGTTGAGGTTTATT